GGCTGCCGAATGCCTTGCCGATTGGATGGCAGCAGTTGATCCAGCAGGTAAAAGTGACATCCAGTGCGGGCGGAACATCCAAGGAAATTGTGACGGCGGATTGTTACTTCTTTATACCGGCTGCATATGAGCTGAACCCCAGCATGAACAGTGAGCCGTATATTTATGAAGGTACAACGATCAGTTACATGACGGATAATCAGAGCCGGATCTGCTATGACGATGATGGCGCAGCCACCACTTATTGGACACGCAGCCCGAATGTTCAGTATGCAGATTACTTTTTGCAGGTTGCAGCGGACGGCCAGATTTACAGCTATGTTACCCCGAATGAGCAGCATGGCGTGCGCGTGATGTTCAGCGTGTAAGGGAGGTTGAGGGACGAAATGTATTACAAGGTGATATATAACGGCCAGGTGATTGATACCCTTGACTACCTGAGTTTTGTGAAATACCAGGCGAAACACGGGATTATGGTAAACTGCACGGCAGATGATGCCGAAGGAATTGTGAGCAGTGATGGGCGCTACATCTGGCATGTGGACGGATACTATAATATTCCGGCGGCAGGATACGATACCGTGCAGCTGGAAGAGATCAGTGTTTACGAATATGACAAGCTGAAAGCCTTGGGGGCCAAAACCCCTGAGGCTATTATTGATGCTTATACCCTGAGCCTGATTGAAGGAGGTGTGCTATGAGTGACTTTGTGGAGAGTTTGCGGCGGTTGTATTTGGATTGCCGATTAAAAGAAGCGACCCTAAATGCGCTGTGGCACAAGGGCAAAATCAGCCGCAATGAGTTTGACTACATTGTGGGCGGAAAGGAGACGAGCAATGTACACGATCCTGATTAACGAGGACAATACCTTGACCGCCAGTGTGGTGGAGCGTGTGATGCAGCAGAGCAAACTGGTAGACACCCTGCATTTTTTGGCTGACCCGGAATACAAGGGCAAAGACATGCGCGACTATGTGGTGATGCTGGAATACCGGTTGCCGGTAAGCAAGAAATACCGCACCGAGTTTTTGACGCTGAGTGACGAGCTGTATAAAAACAAGCTGGAATATAAGCTGCCCTTTGACACAGCGCTGACCAGTGAGGCCGGTGTGATTGAGTTCCAGCTGACCTTTGGCAACATTGAGATGGATGCCGAAGGCAGGACCACCCAGTACATCCGCAAGGTTGGACCGGGCGAAATTAAAATTATTGATGTTTACGACTGGGCGGCCACGATCCCGGACGAAGCACTGAATGCTTTGGACCAGCGGATTATTGCGATGCAGGCCATGCTGAAGGCCATGATTGATAAGAACAACACTATGATGAACAGCAAGGCTGACAACCTGAGTTACAAGAATGACATGCTGCAGCTGACCGCCAACGGAAGCCCGATTGGCAATGCGGTAGAGATCAAGAGCGGCGGCGGTTCCGGCAGCGGCGGTGATGGTACAACTGATGGAAATATGCGGGTGGTTGAGTTTTAAGGCTTGGCCGCCTGCATTTTTTCTATATAGCGACAAATGAAGAAAGGAGGTGGGAGAATGGCAACTACAAGCAAGTTGGGCTATGGTAACGCAGAAAACCTGGATACAGCGATTACGAATGGAATTATTGACGAGAAGGACCTGGTTATTACCAAGGATACATCGGAGTTTTATTACATCCGTGACGATAAGAGCAAGCAGGCGATCCGCCCCCGTACCCGTGTTTTTGACAGCAACGGACAAGCCAATGAACAGCTGAACAACAGCAGCGACACTTATGCCGGGCAGACCGTAATGATTAAAAACACCGCGGGCAAGTATGAGCCGTGGATTGTACAGCTGTTGGATACCGGGAAGTTTGCTGTTGAACCGTTCAACACTGCAAGCACTGGATTTGTTTGGCAAGAATTTTAATCGACAAAAACAACATGAAATTTAAGGAGAGATAATTATGGCAGAAGTAAAATTTAATTATGGTACCAAAGCTAAGTTTGAAGCCCTGCAGGTAAAGGACAACGACACCCTGTATTTTTTGACTGACACTTTGCAGATTTTTAAGGGCGCAGTTGAATACACCAAGAGCTGCAAGCTGGTGAGCACCCTGCCTGCTTCCGGCCAGGTGCAGGGCGTTGTTTATGTGCGCACCAGCGACTTTACCCTGCATGTGTTCAATGGCACCAGCTATATCCAGCTGAACAAGGCCACCGTAACTGAGATCCCGGCTGCCAGCGCCAGCGATGACAATGTGCCGACCACCAAGGCTGTTGCCGACTACGTTGATGCCAAGATTGCGGGCGTTGTTGGCGGCAAGGGCGTGTTTGTTACCGATGTTACCTACAATGAGGGCGTGCTGAGTGTTGCCAAGGGCGGCGACCCCGTTACTACCACCCTGACTGGCGTTGTGCATGCACCGACTTATGACGCAAGCACCCGCACCATCAAGCTGCCGGTGTTTGGCGGCGACGAACTGACCATTGCGCTTGGTAAGGATCTGGTTGTGACCAGCGGTACTTATAATGCCAAGGACAAAAACATTGAGCTGACCATTACCAGCGGCGATGTGATCAAGATCCCGGTTGGCAGCCTGATTGATATTTACACCGGTCTGGCAACTTCCACCGCTGAGGTTACTGTTTCTACTGACAATAAGATCAGTGTAAAGGTGAAAGTGAGCGCCAAGGCTGACAACTCCATTACCCTGGAGGAAGACGGCCTGTATGTTGCTGTGCCTGATGCTTATACCAAGGCCGAAGCTGACAAAAAGATCAAGGCTGTGCAGACCGCCCTTGATACGCACGCTGCGAATGCCGATATCCATGTGACCAAGGAACAGAAGGCCACCTGGGATGCCAAGGTGAGCACTGAACAGCTGGCTGCCGCCAAGAGCGAGGCCATTGGTGCTGCCGCTACCGACGCAACCGCCAAGGCTAATGCTGCCCGTGATGCCGCCAAGGCGTATGCTGACGGCCTGAATACTGCCATGGATACCCGCGTGAAGGTTGTTGAGGGCGCTATTACCTGGAAGACCATTGGCTGAGACGGCCAAGCGGTTAGTTATTTCAAGTTGACATAAAAAATAGCCTTCGCTGCAGGGCCAGTGTTTTGCGAGTAGGAGAACATGCACTGTGCAGCGAAGGTTTTATATTGTATTGACAAACGAGGAATGATATGGCAAGGAAAAAAGATAAACGTTGGTGCCTTAGTTCTGCTATTATTATACTGTCAATGCAAAATTTGTCAAATTAAATACTGAATCGAAACCGCTTATCTGTACGCAGGTAGGCGGTTTTTTTATTGTTACAAAAAGGAGTTTTACGATGTCAAAACTTTCTTTATGCGAGATCCAACAGTCGCAGCTGGATAAAACTCCTATTGTGGATGGACAGCTGATATGCTGCTTGGATACTGGAAACACTTACCGGGACACAGCCGGTGGGCGAGTTCGGATTGGAAGCGATCTGGAACGAGTAAGTGAGCTGCCATTGGCCCCGCTGGCCGGGAAGATTTATTACCTGCCGCCCGGAGATTTATATATTTATAACTCTGGTTGGGTAATGCTGAATGATACTGATTTTACGATTGGGGCCAGCAAGGCTGATGCCACAGAAGCCAATTTGGAGCTGAAACATGGCGATGTGGCAAAGGGTACGGTAAAGGTGCGCGGCACCGGCATTACGAGTGTGACGGCGGATGCAGATGGGCGACTGATTATCAACACCCCAAGCCCGGAAGCTTTGATTGACGAGATTACCAACAGCCAAATTGATAATTTATTCAAAAACGAATAGGAGGAGACAATATGAAAATTTTGAGTTATGACGGTCTGCTTTATTTTTGTCAGAAAATTAAAGCTTTGCTGGCCGGTAAGGTGGATAAGATTGATGGAAAGGGACTTTCGACCAACGACTTTACCACTGCTGAGAAGAATAAGCTGGCCGGGCTGATGAATTACATCCACCCGACAACCAGCGGGAATAAGCATATCCCTGCAGGCGGCAGTGCCAACCAGATTTTGGGTTGGGGCGCAGACGGCACCGCTAAGTGGGTAAACGAAAAGGATACCACATATACCAACTTTAAGGGTGCGACTGCTGATACGGCTGGTAGTTCCGGCTTGGTGAACGCACCTGCCAAAGGGCAGCAGGGCTTGTACCTGCGCGGTGATGGCACCTGGGCAACCCCAACCAATACTACTTACAACGATGTAACCCAGAGCGCACACGGTTTGATGACTGCCGCAGATAAAAAGAAGCTTGATGGCATTGCTACCGGTGCCAACAAGTATGTACACCCCAGCTATACCGCACATGACAGTGGCCTGTACAAAATTACTGTGGATGCGACCGGACATGTGAGCGCTGTGACTGCGGTTGCCAAGGGCGATATTACGGCATTGGGTATCCCCAGCACCAACACCACCTACAATGATGCCACCCAGAGCACCCATGGCCTGATGAGCACTGCCGACAAGAAGAAACTGGATGCTTTTGGCGAGGCAAGCACCTATGCCCTGAAGAGCGACATTACCGCTATGTACCGTTACAAAGGCAGTGTGGCAAGCTATGACAAGCTGCCGACCAGCGGCCAGATCATTGGCGATGTATACGACGTTGGCAATGGCATGAACTATGCCTGGAATGGCGAGAAGTGGGATGAACTGGGCCAGGTGTTTACCATTGATGCGATCCAGAACACTGAAATTGATACCATTTTGGCGTCTTAAAAACTAAACCAAGAGGAGGTGTGGTAAAGTGGGATATTTGAGTAACGCGGGGTTGAGCTACTTTTTTGGCAAGCTGAAAACCATTTTTGCGCCCATTAGCCACGGGCACGGGGGAGCTACACAGAGCGCGG